GTTTCAGTGAAAGTGGAGACAAATTAGTTTTTCGGCCCTTTAGAAACAGTTAGTTACATGAGGGGGTGTCCACGACTTTGTTTAGTTCGTGGACACCGACGTCCCTAGCCTATGCAGCATGACAATTGCACAGCAAATGCTCGAACACTACGCACAGGCGGAGATCGCCGTGCTGAAGGGGCAGAGCGTTCGTTTCGGTGAGCGGCAGCTGACGCACGCCGACCTGGCGGAAATTCGAAAAGGCCGCGCTGAGTGGCAGGCGGTTGTCGACCGTGAGGCAAGCGGGGGCCGCGGTCGTCGGGCAGGCTGGGCTACAGCGGACTTCGGCGGATCTACCTGATGGCATCCGCATCGATCGCCCGCCAGCGCCTGCTCACCACCACAGCCGAAGATCGCGCCCGCGCCCCGGCGGCAGCCCCCGTTAAAGCCCGTGCCCACGAGGTGACCCGTCCGTCGCGCAGCCGGAAGCTCGCCCGTGACTGGGGCAGTGGCGGCGCCATTGCTGGCATGGATGCCCGTCAGCTGAGGGATCAGGCGCGGCACCTGGATCGTGATCTGGATCTGGCGACCAATGCCCTGAATGTGCTGGTGCAGAACACCGTCGGTTCGGGCATCGATGTCCTTGCTTCCCCCCGCTTGCCGGGCCAGGCGATCAACCGCGACTTGGCCTTGCAGCTTGACGACCTGTGGGACGAATGGTGGGACCGCCCGGAGGTCACTCAGACGCACGATTACGGTGCCTGTCAGCAGCTCCTGGCGCGTAGCTGGTTCCGCGATGGCGATGTCTTCTATCAGGACCTGATCGGCTTCGTGCCGGGCTTGGTTCATGGGAGCGGCGTCCCTTACAGCATCGAGATGCTTGAGGCGGATCTCGTCCCGCTGGAGTTCACTGATCCCTCCCGAAACATCCTGCAGGGTGTTGAGAAGAACGCTTGGGGTCGCCCTGTCGCGTTCCACGTCTATAAGCAGCACCCGGGCGACCCCTTCGGCAACCGGCTTGAGACGAAGCGTGTCTCCGCCGATTTCATGCACTGCATCGCCAACCTGAGCCGTCTGCACCAGGTGCGCGGACTCAGTGTGTTCGCCAGCTCCATGTCCCGCTTTGAGGACGTGAAGGACTACGAAGAGTCGGAGCGGATTGCGGCCAAGGTTGCTGCGTCGATGACCTTCCAGATCAAGAAGGGCGAGGGCAGCATGTTCGGCGGCGCTGACGGCCTCGGTGGTCGTGTGCTGATGCAGGAGGGTACTCCGGTTCGCGAACTCCGCATGGCACCTGGTGCGATCTTTGACGATCTGCTGCCGGGCGAATCGATTGAGAGCCTCGGTACCGATCGTCCCAACCCGAATGCCGCGACCTGGCGCAAAGAGCAGTTGCGCGCCGCCGCCGGCGGTATCGGTGTGAGCTATTCCAGCCTCTCGCTGGACTACAACGGCACGTACTCGGCTCAGCGGCAGGAGCTGGTGGAAAAGTGGGGCAGCTACCTGATGCTCGCCGAGCGATTCATCGCGATGAGCATTCGCCCACAGCGGCAGCGCTTCATTGAAGCGTGCGTACTGGCAGGCAAGGTCAAGTTGCCGCGTGGCTGGACGCTGCGCCACTTGGCCGCGTCTACCTACGTGCGGCCTGTCATGCCATGGATCGACCCGCTGAAAGAAGCCTACGCCAAGGGTGAGGCCGAGGACCGGGGCTGGGTCAGCCCGCAGCAGAACATCCTGCAGTACGGAAACAATCCGACCGACGTGCTGCGCCAGCGAGAAGACTGGCAGCAGCAGGCCGCCGAAATCGCGCCGACGGCGCCCAATACCAGCGCAGAGGCCCGGGCACAGGTGCTTGGCTCGCTGACGCGCGATCTTTCCAGGAGCGAATGACCATGCGTGGAGTGAGCCTGTTGGCAAGCGCCATCAACCTTTCCATCACCGCCGATGCTGGCCCGGATTGCCAACTGGGACCGTGCCTCTTCCAGGTGCACGCCGAGGCGGACACCGCAGAAGTCATGATCTATGGCGCCATCGGCGGGTACCTCTTCGAGGAATCGGTGTCCGCGCTGGATTTGGTGGAGCGCATCGGACAGATCACCGCCTCCACCATCCACGTCCGCCTGAACAGTGTGGATGGCGTCGTGACCGATGGCATGGCGATCTACAACGCCCTGAAGTCCCACTCGGCCCGCACCGTGGTGACTGTTGAGGGCCAGGCCGCTTCCATTGCCTCGCTGATCCTGCAGGCAGGCGATGAGCGCCGTGTCTTCGCCAGCTCGCTGGTCATGGTGCATGGGCCGCGCACCGTGGCAGCCGGCACTGCCACGACCTTTCGTCAGAACGCTGAGGCGTTGGACGCCCATGCGGCCGCGATGTTGGAGGCATATGCCTCTCGGTCGGGTCGCCGTGAGGACATGGAACGGCTGCTCACCGATGACGCCGATCACTGGTACTCGGGCCCGCAGGCAATCGAGGCCGGCCTGGCCGATGTGGTGGTGGATGCCGATCCCGGTGCCAGCGCCCGCTGGCAGGCCGCCTCGGCAGTCGCCGTCACCGGCTATCTCCAAGCAATCGAGGGGGCTGGTGCGCCGGTGACCGCCCAGCTGCGTCGCCACATCGTTGCCAGCCTCTCCCCGCAAACCTTCGCCTCACTCCCTGAGGTAAGCCAGTCGGCCGTGATCGGCCATATCGAGGATCCCACCATGAAACAGCAGTACGCCACCATCCTCGCCAGTGCCGGTCTCGCGACCGCCGCAGCGGCGGGCAATCCCGCAAC